CCGCCGTAGGTCGCGGGCAGCAGGTTGTTGGCCGTGCCATAGGCCAGCCGGTAAAACACGCGGCCAGCTTCTGACACCAGCGGCTCGACCCTCGTCGGGTCGAGCACGTACATGCGCCGGACCTTGCGCGACTCGTCACGCTCCAGCAGGATGAAGGCGTTGCCGTCCGTGAGCTTGGACAGAATCCACGCCTCGCGGAACTGCTGCGCGGTCTGGTAGCCATTCGGCTTACGCAAGACGGGCGACCATGCCGGGTTCTCGGCAACCTCCCAAATCCCGTTCGCGCTCCTCTTCTTCAGCAAGAACGGCAGCTTGCCAATGTCCTGCGTGATTCGATTCAGGCAGGCATACAGCGCCGGGTAGCAGGTCAGGTCGCCGCGCTTCAGCTCGTCGTTCTTCTGCCACGCGCCCGTGTAGGGTTCATGGATGACGCGCCAGCCACGACGCCAGTCAGCCACGGGCTTCGCCGACTTCGAGCGCGTGATATTGAACCCAAAGATTCGCATTCTTGCTTAGTCCTCAGCGGACATGTCTCGCCGCTTGTACTTGCGCTTAGGCTTGCCAGTCCTTTGCGAAATCTCCACCGGCTCCTCAGCCACCACCGTCTCCGGCTCGGCCTTCGCCGCCAGCTGCCGCGTCTGGTACACGCGAGTCGCAAGATTGCGGGCAATCAGAACCTCGCCCACGCTGTCCCGCACCTCGCGCTGCATACCGTTCGCTCGATACCGAATTAGCACTTGTCATCTCGCCGAAAAAGGGAGGGGCGACCGAAGCCGCCCCTCCGTGTGCCACTTAGGACGCGCAGGCATTCCAGTTGACGTGCGCCCACACAACCGCCGAAGGACGACGCTTCTGCCAGTTGATGAAACGCTCAACAAGGAACGCGACGCTGTTGGTCTGCCACATGCTGACCATCGCATCCGAGCCGGTCGGGGTCGTGCTGCTCATGGTCGGGTCGTTGTCCATCAGCAGCGACGCCTGATCCGACACCGACACCTGGATGCCACCCTCGTCGCCGAGGAAGATCTCGTCGCCCTTGATCAGCGCCACCACCGGACCATCGCTATCGATCGGCACGTACTGCGACGTGAACACCGGCAGACCCGCCAGCGTGCCGCCGTTCGGGGTGATGCCCGGGAACGCCGGAGCGCCCACCTCGTTGGTCGCCAGAGACAGGTCAATCGCGACCGTCTCGGGCATGACCCAGAAGGCGCCCGACACGCTCAGGTTGTCGCCGACCAGCTCCTTCAGGAACTGCGCGATGTCGCAGCGGATGCCCGCCACCGAGCCGTCACCCGAAAGGGTCAGCGGCGGAGTGCCGTTCAGCAGGCCAGCCGGAGACTCATCCTGCACGGCAGCGGCGGTGCTGATCAGCGTGCCGTCGATGCGAGCATTGACCGCACGGGCCAGCTCGTCACGCAGGAACGCATCAGCATTGACCGAGGCGCGCATCAGCGTTTCCTTGGTCGCAGCGGCAATAGCGGCCACCTTCAGCGGGGTCAGCTTGGCGCGGGTGTAGGTCCACCGCGTCAGCGGCTTCGCTTCACCTTCCTTGACCCAATAGGCAGTGCCGCCAGAACTCTGCACCAGCACCGGCGCGTCGAACGGCAGCCTGCGGAATCGGTCGCTGATCTGACCATACAGCGAACGCTCGCGCAGGTACTCAACGAAGTCGGCGAACGCAGCGCCGCCCTCGTTGATCAGGTTGCCCGCCCACGTGGTACTGCCCGTAAGGGTGTTGGCCGCAGAGATCGCTGACTTCTGGATCGACTTCACCAGCAATTCGTCGCCCGGATACATATTCTGGGCAATCTCGATTTCGTTGCGGGTGCCAGCCTGACCAGTGAACGCCAGCGCCTTGACGCGAGCGAGGCGCGCGAACGCGATGCCCTTGTCCAGCTTGGTGGTGTCCTTGACCTGCACGTCGCCGCCACGGATCACGGACACCGCAGACTTGGCGCGCTCGTCGCCAGACACCGCCTTCGCGGTCGCGGCATCGGCGGCCTCGGCCTTCTCGATGGCCTCCAGGTCGCGCAGGTTGGCGATGCTCTTGTCAATCTGCGCAATGGCCGCCTTCAGCTCGTCAAACTGCTCCTGCTCGCCGGTATCGAACGTCCGGCCCTGCTCTTCCGCAGTCTTCGCGAGGGCCTTCATTTCCTCGGCCTTGGCCTTGCGGGTCGCCTGAAGATCGGCGATCTGCTTCGAGTAGTTGCTCATTTCCTTGGCTCCATCTGATTGGGATGCGCCGCTTCACAGCGGTGCGTTCGGCTGTCTCACAACAGTCGGTTAGCCCCCATGCGGCTGCGGTTCCACGCGCAGCCCCTTCGCCGCCGTTCCACGGGCGGATGGACGCTTGAATTTGGAGTTGCCGGGGATCAGCGCCCCGGCGCGGTTCCCTCTAGGGGACGTGTCGCCTCACGGCGAGACTTAGCGGAGCGATACCGCCCCGTTCTTGATTGCGACATCTCGGGCGCGGATCAGCTTCACCGCCCCCTGATGCTTGCGATCCATGCTCTTGATCGTCTGGATCGTGGCCGAGGCATTCGCCGGGATCGTCACCAGCGAAAGCTCGTAGATCTCGGTCGCGGTGTACTTCAGGCCGCCAGTCTCCAGGGGCTCATAGCTAAGCGCGCGAAAGCCAATCGACACGCCCCGGACCAGCCTGGCCTTCACCGCTTGCCAAGCCATGTCCACCAGGTCCTTCAGCGGACCAGGTTCAGCGATCTTGGCAATCGTGGCGGTGAATGGGATGCCAGACTTCGTGGCCTTGCCAAATCGCGCAACGCCCACGGGCTTGTCGTGCTGGTGCTGCCAAAGAAGCGGGATCTCCTCCGCGAACTTCGCCCCCAGCGGGTCCACGATGTCTCCGGCACGATCAGTCTCGGGAGTGGTCGCAATGCCCGTGATGGAGCGCTCCTCCACGTCAACAGACTTGATTTCGAGCACCGAGTATGCGCGATTGGATTGCATCTTCTGCCCCTCAAATCCACCGCATCACCAGCGGCTTCTTCTTCTCCACCGGCTGCGTGCTCGCCTTCCCGACAGCCATTGCCAAGGCCACCATGCCGTCGATTCGGCCCGTTGCCTTGGACTTGTCCAACTTTCGATTGCCTGCGGGGTCCATCACAGCCACCGCGTTCTCGGCGCACATATCGAGCACCGGGTGAGAGCCGTGGCGAACCATGCCCGCCAACAACAGTGATTCCAGCGATTCCAGCGCCGGGGTCATATCCTTGAACCCCTGCCCGAACTCGACCAAAGGAAGCTCGACACCGATAGCCGACAGTTCGCGCCGCAGCATGTCCATCCGCCAGCGATCAAACGCCACCGCCTTAACCGGCAGTTCGTCGCAGAGCTCCACCAGTCGTTCCGCGACATAGCGGTAATCGACGGACGACCCGGGCGTCAGTGTGATATAGCCCTCGCGCCCCCAAACGTCGTATGGCTCACGGTCGCGCTCCGACCGGTCCTCAACGCCGACAAGCGGGGCGAAGAACTCCGGACGGACGTGAATCACGCCATCCTCGTCCCGGCCCACAATGACCAGCGCCGTCAGGTCGTTTCGGGCCGACAAGTCCAGCCCGATGTAGAACTCGTGGCACCTGTCAAAGTCAGGCTCGCCCGCGTTCATCTCCCAGACTGACCGGGTGACGAACGGGTTGTGCATATTGACCCGCTGATTCAGGATCAGGTTCCGGTATGCCGCCTCTCGGCTCGGCATCCGGCGCGCCTTCTCCGCCAACTCGCGGCAATACTCCGCGTTGAGGAAGTCGCCGTAGGCCGGGTTAGCGGCCCGCAAAGCTTCCTCTGAAAACGGGTCCATGTCCTCAGGTGCCGTGTACAGCGACACCTTGGTCATCGGATCATTGCCCCTCAGGGCGTCGTCAATCATTATCGACAGCAGATCGCCAGACCTCGGCGCCTGCGTCGAAATGATGATGGTCAGCGGGTGCTCGTGCGCACCCTGCGCCGTGTCGATTGCCTCGAAGAACTCGTCCCGAGGCCCCTTGACCTGCCCCAGCTCGTCATGGATCGCCAGCTTGGGCGACCGGCCAAGGTTCGTAGCAGCGTCCGCAGACAGCGCTTTGTAGATCGTCTGGAGGTCCGGACACTCCAACTCCTTGGCCGTGTCCCGGATCCGGACGATCGCCGCAAGGTCCGGGTTCATGCGAACGCATTTACTCGCATACCGGAACACCATCGCCGCCTGATCGCGGGATCGCGCACCAGACACTATCTCAGACCCAATCTCAGCCTCAGGCCCGCACAAGTGCAGCAGGACAATGAAGGCGATTAGAGCCGTTTTGCCATTCTTGCGCCCAAACGACAGGATCGCCGTCCGCGTCGGCGTATCGTAGATCTTCCGGAACTCGTCTACCTGCCAGTCCCTTAGGCGAACAGGCTTGCCGCGATCCTTGCCCTCAGGGACGCGGCAGAAGGCCTCCACCCACGCCGCGTTCCGCTCGCCCCGAGTCCACCCCTCAGGGCCCTTCAGCCTCCAGTCTTGCCGAACTGCCATACCTTCCCGCCGCCCCTCTTGGCAGCCGTGGCCGCCGACTGGGGCGTGTAGCGACTCTGATTCGTGATTCGCAGCTTGGTCGCAAGCGAAGCCATGCGCCGCGACTCCTTATCACGCATGTCCAACAGCGCCTTCAGCACCCCGGCATCACCGCCGGCAATCGCCGCCTCAATCTGGACCGCAAGCAACCGGCACATGACCACGACCCGGCAGTATTCCTCAAGCAACGGCACCTGGTCCGGCCCGAAGAAATCCGCCGACCGCGAATTGACTGTTTCGCGCCAAACCTGCGCCTGTTCTTCCGTCAACCCCGCAGGCGGCTCCAGGTGCACGCTCGGGGGCGACAGGCTCACAACATTGTCAGCCATGACGTAACCCCTTGAT